CTGTAAAGGAGATGACTATGCCTGAAGATCGAACACTTCGTACGCGATCATATTATGATGGGGCGGATTATCACCCGACCCGGTCTTGGATTGATGGTCCTAATGATCTGCCCAATGATGGGCAGGTTCATTATGAACCTTCAATCTCTACCTTTCATACCTTTTCGAACTACGTTCTCATCTCTGATAACGTAAATCCTAAAGGACAAGATGGTATGCGGGCAGTTAGCCCATGTACTCATCTTAGGATCGCCCAAACCTTCTCCAGGTTTGTACCAAACCATGTTAAGTGTCAAGGTGGCTATCAATACCAAATGTTTCCATCTGGTTTGAAAACCCACATTAACCCCGACATGGTCGAGGCGTTCTTTCCCTCTGTCCCTACTGCGCCGATATTTGAAGCTGGTATTCAGGCTTTCAATAAATTTGACAGCCAACTCCCGAAAATCGTCGAATTGGCGAATTTCATTTATGAGTTACGCGAGTGGAAGGATATGATTCCTAAACTCACCAAGAATATCAGAAAGATACCGCACGCAGCGAATAATAACTTCTTGTCATTTAGCTTTGCGTGGAAACCGTTTATTTCGGATCTAGCAAAGTTTACTTCTCTCTTTTCTAAGGTCTCCGATCGCATTGATTGGTTACGAAAGAATCGAGGTAAGTTAGTACCCGTTCGCTATGCGAAGAAGGGTATTTATGACGACCCTGCGATCGACTCATATACGGACCCTTGGGTCGTGTATGGTTGGTCTTCCGGGGGTGAAGAGTATTTTCGTGGAAAGCTTTTGCGGCGTGACGTGGATTTCTTTGCGTCTTGTAAACTCTACCAGACGTTAGATGGCCTCGATGACGCTTGGGCTTTCTTAAGGGGGCTTATTGCAGCGACGGGATTAAACAACCCTGCCAAAATAATATGGAATGCAATTCCATTTTCCTTTATTTTGGATTGGTTTGTACCCTTTGGAGATTTGCTGGAGAGAGTTGCCGTCAAGCCCTTTACGGGTACTTGGCGGATAACTGATACCACTCATTCTGTTAAACAGACTTTGAGGTATTCTATCTCTCATTATTACGACGGTGGTCCCTGTGGAGTCGGCTATAAAGACGATCCCATATCGACCATTGACGTCATTAAGTACGAGAGGAAGCTCGGTCTACCTACTTCTTTATCGGATTTTCTAGATCTCGATTCAAACAAGCAGGCGCTTTTAGCTAGTTTAGCTTTTAGCTTTACTGAGCATAAACGGCGTCCGCACAAAGGAGCCAAGAAATGAGTTTTACGTATCCACTTACACTTAAAAATGTAGCGGATGCAGATGTTGTATTTAATTCCATTATTATTAATGGACAATCTACAACTTCTGTAGACGCTGCATCATCCGATGCTGAACCGAGAAAACTTCGTATCTCGCATTCAGTTGAGGGAAAAGGCCTGACCAAGCGAAACGCTCATCTGGTGTCTATAGAGACAACCAACTTGAACGCAGCTGGCGAGCCCTTTTTATTGACGGTTAATCTGTCAATTAAGAAACCCCCGAACTCGGAGTTTTCTGTTACGGATGTTGCCGATAGTCTTAGAATGGTTTTTGATCATCTAACCTCCGGTACTGTCCCTACAGTAAACACAACGACGCTCGGGCAGCTCCTTCGCGGTGAGTCTTAACTCATTCGCTTTAGAGGTGCTGGCGAAAGTCATTGTTGGTGTAGTGGTACCACTCATAGTAAAGGCTCTGGAAAGGCTTCGACAAAATTATGCCGGACCCTCAGAGTCCATTCGACTTTTATGTCGATCTTTATGTGGACGTCTTATCATCGCCGTGTCCTTCGTCAGATCTCGATTGCGAGAGATGTTTCACAAGAGATATCGCGACCGTTAGGTCAAGAGTCTCAAAGGAAGGCATCTCGTTCTTGACAAAAGTTCTTCCTAGACTTGGAAAAGCTTTTGATCAAGCACTTTTAGGAAACGTTCTCGCTGTGCCCAGGGATTTCTCACTGGAATCACAACGGAGAAATTGGCCTGCTTTTATGCAGACGAATTTCGAACATGTCCTATCGCCTAAAGGGGTCCTCCGGGAGGACGCTTGCCTTTGGTGCATTAAGCACCTCCGGCAAGTGTTCTATATGGCGTATAAGATCGATTTCCCATACTCGGATGCCGAGAACCAAAAGGTCCTCGACGCTTTCCGAGCGTGTGAAGTAGAACTGGACGATGAATTCGAACCTGACGAGCAATACGTCCGTGTCTTCAAAAGAGCACGTTCGATTATCACCAGTATTTTCGAAGGGTTTGACCCTTCGGATATTCTTCCTCATCATGGTCCCGGAGCAACGGCTTCTGGTGCAAAGGGTGAAGCGAAGTGGAGTGATTTCACTACGCTTTACGATGCTTTGCACCAAAAGTACCCTTACTACGAATACTTTGTAGTAGGGCAGGCTCGCGAGCTTTTCGATCGTCTTGTTTGGTACAAAGGGATGCGTCGCGCTCCTTACGGGGTCGCGAAGGTTTCCCTTGTTCCAAAAGATTCTCGAGGTCCTCGGTTGATTTCTGCTGAACCCACGGAATATATGTGGCTTCAGGAGGGTCTTGGTAAGCAGATTATGCGTCACCTCCAGTCATTTTATTTGACACGGGGTAAACTTAATTTTACTGACCAATCGATAAATCAGATGCACGCCCTTACCTCTTCAATAAGTGGTGAGATGTGTACTATTGATTTAAAGGACGCCTCGGACCGAGTTAGTTTGGGTCTAGTTAAATATCTCTTCAGAGATACTTACCTTCTCCCTTACCTCGAAGCTTTACGTACCCATGCCACCATATTGCCAGGCGGTGAAGTTTTGGATCTGAAGAAATTTGCTCCTATGGGAAGTGCATTATGCTTTCCTATAGAGTCGGTTATCTTTTGGGCCATACTTCATTCGCTGTGCTGCTCGGGAAGAGCAGATGGTGAGAACGGGGTGAGCCTTCCGTTGAATAAACCGAATGATCGTGTTTTTGTTTATGGGGACGACATTATTGTCCCCAATGACATGTACGATCAGGCTGTAGCTATTCTTGAAGCGGCTTCATTAGTCGTTAATCAAGAAAAGTCATGCCACACTGGGTTCTTCCGAGAGAGTTGTGGTGTTGATGCTTTTGCCGGCAACAACGTCACACCTCACAAAATAAGACACCAGTGGACCGGCGAACGTCTGGATTCAACCTGTTATGCTTCCTATGTAAACTCGATTAACGAGTTGCGGAAACGCGGTTACGTAGAAGCAGCGTCCAATCTTCGTCGAAAGATTGAAACCATTTACGGCCCTGTTCCTTATGGAACAGAACGTTCAGGGTTTCCCTCAATCGTATTGGATGACGTCGAAGAGTGTGAGAGGAATAATTTCCTAACTCATCGCTTTAGATGGAACGGGGATTACCGGCGTTGGGAATTCCGTGTAAGATGTCTTGTTTCAAAGACTTCGAAAACGGGTCTCGATGGCTGGTCTCGCCTTACCCGAAACTTATGTCAGGGTACTGGTGAGCGTCCAGATTTATACACTCGTTCTCGGTTAACGAAGACCAAGTACGAGTGGAGACTTGTGGGGTAATTCCCCGCTGGAAACCGGG